CGAAGACGCACTCGGCGCCATCATCATCTTCGCCTGTATCTACCTGGCGATGTTCCTATGACCGATGCGCACTGCCGAGCCGATGACTTCCGGCGCAAGCTCGTCGGCCTGGTCGGTCGTGCAAGCGCTCGGCAATACGCCGTCGACCCGTGCGAGCTCGCGGGCTTCGTTCAGCTACTCAACCGAAACACCGGCCGCATTCTGTGGCTTCGTGTGAAGGGCCGCCCGGTGTTCCGCTGGACGTGCCCGACTGCATACGCCGTCGCCCGTTTGGCATGTTCGCCCGACGAGCTGCGGCAGCTACGCACCGAAGCGCTCGCGCTTCACTAAACCAACAAGGGCAAAGCATGAAGAACACCGAAGAATTTATCGTCGATCAGATCGTACAGAGCCACGAGGAACTCTGGCGCCAGATCAATCAGCTTGAATGGGCGATAACGCTCGGCATGAAGGCCGTACGGAACATTGACCACGAAGCCCCGCGCATACAGCTCCCGGCGTTGATCGAAGACGCCTTGCAGCCGATTATCGACTCCATCGTGTCGAACACGGTTGACGACCTGTCACGACTCAAACGACTGTCGGACGCTGCAAAGCTCCGACTGAAGGATATTTGATATGCAGCTCCGACCCATCTTCTCTGAAGAGTTCGGCCGCGACGTCCGACTCGCTGCCGCTCGCGCAAAGCTGACGACGACCGAGTACTTGCACAAGGTCGTTCACCCGCTCGTTCAAGACGACCTGCGACGGCGTCAACAAGCCGACGGACTCATCGAAGCAATCAACGCGACGCTCGAGGACGGCGTACCGTTGACGCGAACTTGATTACCGCCCGGCGGGTCGTCCACACTTTCACACCCGACACGGTTGGAACTGTGACCCGTCGGGCATTTCTTCGGATTGACAATGAGCATTGACGCACGCGTGCGTCGGGTATGGCCCGACCCGCCCGAAGGCCTGCAGTACGTGCGGCAGACCTTGACAGGGGGCGACTACATATCGACGGGGTTGTTTCGCACCGGCACCGTCGACGCGAAAGGACGCGGTCGAACGTTCGACCAGTGCGAGCGGGTCACGTCGCTGTTCTTCGACCTGGACTTACTCGGCCTCTATGATGCCGTGCGCATGTCCCGCGGTCGTGTACTCGAAGCCCGTGCACAGGACCGCAAGCGCCGAATGTATCGGCTTGACGATACCGCCCGGCAAGCGTTGCTCGACCTCATGCTGCGCGACTTCGTGCCCGTGCTCGAAGCGGTCATCGGCGCACCGCCGTCGCTCGTCATCATGTCGGGGTGGGGCTTTCATGTGCACTTCGCAGTCGACGCCGAGCTCGGTACCGAGAAGGTCGCACTGCGCGCAGCCCATTCGGCCGTGGTCGACTCGGTCAATATGCAAGTCGCGGAGCTCGCGAACGGGATGCAACCCGCGCTGACTTCGTACACATCCGCCTTCGACCGCACGCACGACGTCGGTGCGAGACTGTGCCGCTTGCCCGGCTCGACGAATCGCAAAGCAAGCGGCCGACACTACGACGTCGAAGTCTTGCACGCTGCCGATACCGTACTGACCCGTGCCGACCTGGTTCGACTTCAGGATGACTTGTCGCTATCGGTCGACGAAGCTGCCGACGTCGACCCGGTAGACATCGCGCCGAAGGTCCGCAAGCCGCGGCAGTCGCGCAAGGTCGAAGTCGACTTCAGAATGCAACGACAGCCCGACGGCCGGACGTGGCAAGCAATCGTCGAAGGCTTAGGCCTTGGCGAACGCTTGAAGGTCGTTTGTCCCTTCGGCGGCAATAGCATCGGGTCGGGTTTCTTCGCCCGCGAGCCCGACGGGCGGACCAGGTACTACAGCGCACCGGGCGCGTGCACCTATTGGAACACCTACAAAGCGCCCGCGGCTTCGGGCCTTGCCGACCTCGTACGCAAGCCGCCGAAGCGCAAGGGCGAACGAGGTGACATTGCGAACACGGTTAGCAACCTCGTCGCGATGCTCGGCCACGACACGACCTTCGACTTTTGGTATGACTCTTTCGCAGAGCGCGAAATGAACGGCGGCGAAGCGGTCGACGATACGACCTGGATTGAAATACTGGCGCACATGGAAGGGGCGTACGGCTGGTACTGGCGTATCGGTCGCGAAAAGCTGTACGGCGTAGTCGAATACGTCGCGCGACAGACAAGCCGAAACCCCGTCATTGACTATATCGACGGGCTGCAATGGGACGGCCGGCACCGGCTCGACTCGCTCTTCGTCGACGTGCTTGGTTGCGAAGACCGGCCCGTCTTTCGTGCCTATGCTCGACGCTTCCTTGTCTCCCTGTGCGCTCGGCTGTACGAGCCCGGCTGCAAGGTCGACACCGTGCTGACGCTGCAAGGCCGACAAGGTATCGGCAAGTCGCGCTTCTTTCGGTCGCTCGTCGCCTTCGACGGCTTCGCGGGCGAGCTCTTCAGCGATACCCGCCTGAACTTGAAGGACAAGGATTCGATGTTGCAGCTGTACGCGGCTTGGCTGTACGAGGACTCGGAGCTTAGTTCTGCCGGAAACGCCGACCAGGAGACCCGAAAGGCCTTCATTGCTTCAGCCGTCGACAGACTGCGACCGCCGTTCGGGCGCAAGGTCCGCACGTACCGCCGGCACACTGTCATCGTAGCTTCAACCAACGAGCGCGACTTCTTGCGAGACAAGACCGGGGACCGTCGGTACTGGGTTGTGCCGTGCGCAAACAAGGTCTTCGACCTCGCGTACATTGACAAGCACCGCGCGCAGCTCTTCGCAGAAGCCCGCGAGCTCTACCGCGCTGGCGAGCAATGGTGGCTCACTGCGCAAGAGGACAGTTTGAGGCGTCAATCGAATGCCGCGTACCGTTACCTGGACTGGTACACGCAGTGCGCAATGACTGCGTACACAAACAACGGCGGCGGAGCTCACAACCGGTTCACGTGTGGCGAGTTCGCCGCGGCAATCGGGAAGGACGTCAACCCACAAGGCAGAGGAATCACCTTGTCGGCAGCGCTGCAACGGGCGGGCTTTGTGAAGATGCGAAGCAACGGCGTAACCTACTACCTGAAGGACGAGACGCAAGCGCACATCGGCAACGGTCTCGACAGCATCGACACACTTTCGCGGGCTCCAAAGGGGCGCGTACTCCGAGAGGTCTGGTCGCAAGCCTGACCCACACACCACAACAAGGGCAAACAATGGACACGAAAGACAAAATGCAGGTGCAGCTACAAGCCGCACTCGTCAAGGCACAGAGCGAAATGGGCGCGGTCTTCAAGGACTCAACCAACCCGCACTACCGCAGCAAGTACGCGAGCCTGCCGGCCGTGCTGCATGTGGTCATCCCGGCGCTCAACCGCAACGGTATCGCCTTCTCGCAGTCGCCCGACTACGACCCAGATACCGCGTGCGTCGTGCTGACGACGTCGATTGCCCATAGTGGCGGCGGCGTCTATGAGACCGTCACCCGCGCGCCGATCGGCCGGAAGGTCGATATCCAGTCGTTCGGCTCGGCCGTCACCTACCTTCGACGGTACGCTGCACAAAGCCTGCTCGGCATTTCGGTCGAAGACGATGACGGCAACGCCGCCGCACGTCGCAAGCCGCCCGTCGATGCGCCGCCGTGGTCAACCCGCATTGCTCGGCAGCTGCAGTCGTCCGGCCTTACCGCTGCCGACTTCAACACGTGGGCCGCGGGCGCCGGTAAGCCCTTGCTCGGAGACATGACCGACGAGCAGAAGGCAAACGTGTACGCCTGGCTCGATCAGAACAAGGGCGGCGATGTCATCCGTGCGGCCGTCGGGGGTGAGCAATGACCGCGCCCGGCTTGCCATCGCCCGACGAGCTCTACCGGTTTCTTTCCGACAATCCCGGCTCGAAGCTGCGCGACTTGATCGATGCTTTTGCGCCCGCACACGTCGACACCGCGTCAGGTACCGCGTTTTACTGGGGAATCCGTGACTACGTGCGGCGTTCGGGCGTTGCAGAATGCCGCGGCCGACGCTGGTATGCAATCGAACGGGCGCCCGACGGTCCAAGCATCTTCGACGACCCGCCGCCACCGCCACCGCCACCCATGGAACCAGGCGAGCTCGCAAAGCACGCGCTCGACGTGAAGCGGCGTATCGGAGCGCAGAAACACTTGACCGCGAACTTTGCAAACGGCGTCGCGAGGAGCATCAACCGAGCGCTCGACGAAATCAGCACGGCCGCGAGCGAGTACAACCAGAAGATGCGACAGGTAGAGCACGAGCTGCAGAACATCGCGAACGAGCTGCAGCTCTCGAAGGTGGCGCTGTGATTGTGCTTGGCATTGACCCCGGCCCGGTGACGCATGGCGCAGTCGTGTACGACAGCGTCGAGCGTCGGGTTGTCTGGTCGGACAAGGCCGCGACACAAGACCAGGTCGAAGCCGTCGCGCTCGAACACAGTTGGGAACGGTTGCGCGTCGTAATGGAACGGCCGGCGGCAATGGGCGCAATCGGTTCGGGCGTTGTCGGCCACATGCTCGATACTGCATGGGAAGCCGGCGCAATGTCCGAAGGCCTAAGCCTTCACGGCTACGTCGTGTGCACGATGACGCGTCGCGAAGTGCTGCGACATCTCGGCGTATTGTCCGGCAAGGGCTCGTCAGATGCCCGCGTGCGGGCTGCGTGCATTGCCGACCATGAGACACCCGGCGGCCCTCCTGCAGTCGGGCGCAAGGCGTCACCGGGGCCGCTGTACGGCCTTTCCTCTCACTCCTGGCAAGCGCTCGGCCTCGTACTTGCTTGGCTGAACTTTCAAACAAAGGGCAACGAACCATGAACTTGAATCACATGACCGACGCCGAGTACCACGCGCACCCGGCAATGAACTATTCGCGCTTGAAGCACCTGCGCGACTCGCCGGCACACTTCCGCAACGCCTGCGACAACCCGAAGTCGCCGTCGACTTCGATGTCGTTCGGGTCTCTCGTGCACTGTCTCGTGTTGGAGCCCGACCAGTTCGGGCAACGGTACGAAGTAACGACGGAGACCAACAAAAGACTGAAGGCATACAAGGTCGCGAAAGCTGACGCCGAAGAGCGCGGGCTCGAACTGGTTACCGACCTGGACCTAAGCAATGCGCACCGCGCCGCGAGTAATGTACTGGCGCACTCTTGGGTATCGGAGCTCATGGCCGACCCGCGCACGCTCGTCGAGCATATGCACTTCTGGGAACACGAAGAGCTCGGCCCGTGCCGCATGAAGGTCGACCTTGCGCGCCTGGTTCCGAATGGCCTC